TATCACAAACTTTCTTTACTCCACTCACCGAGCCATAATCCAAGAGCGTATGGTTCGATTGGCAGATCTCTATCCGGATTGTTTATGGGTTGAGCAACAACACTAGTCATACCCACTTTCAAGTCTGGCGATTGAACGACATTGTTATTTGATAGCGTCCAATAATGTTCATCATCACATTCCGCTATAGATGTATCGTCAAACGTAATTTTGTAACACTCTTTATTTTTAACCGTGGACTTTCCATTTATTTTAGTTTGTTGTCCAAACCGATCATAGACTACATCTCCAACAGACAATTCACCCATGGTGGACCATCCTTTATTTGTTAAGATGGGCGTCTCTATTGGTAGTCCTTTATAATCTAGCACCTGAAAATAATTATCATCTTCTTTAACAATTAGATCTATAGTGCCTTTAATGCCAAGATAGCCACTAAACTCTTCACCAGCTACGTTATATTTATATTTAGCCCAGGGTTTTTTAATCTCAATATCAAAAAATAATTCAGTAGCATGCACTTCTTGATTTCGCGGGTCTAACATTCCATTTTTATATGCCAATGCTTTATAAACCCACGCAATAATCAATAGTTTGTCTTTATGTTCAAGATCTGGATACTCATGTTCTTTATAGTATTCAAAACACAAATTTGTTACGTAATCTATATTATCGCATTGTTCAAAGGTTAAGTCTGGTATATCATCGTTTACTACAAGATTCTGTCCTTTAGACATGGCTATTTTTTTATCGCCAAGAACTTGCAGCACACGATGCATTACTGTGCCCATGACGGCTTTGCGGTTAGTTTTATTTTTATGTCCTAATACATACTCAAAAAAGTATTGCATTTCGCACATAGCAAGTGTACCAATGGATGAACTGCGTAGGAAAGTAACTATCATTATTTCACCGATGTATATCTACCATTATCAAAACGGATTGGCTTCGTTACACCAACGCTTATAAGATAGTCCAAAACGACTTTATTTGATTCTTGAATGCTTAAATTTCGATTATCAACCACTAAATCATAGTCGTCCCATTTATCAACGTCTTGCTCACTGGCATGATCAGACTTAAATGGACATCTTAGTAAACGAATTAATATTCCATCGTTTTCTTTAATCGTTTCCATTTCGTTAATAAAACGACAATCTGGCACCACCGCAATGGCAGAATTATCTGAACGTATACGTTTCAGACAATTATTCAGCCAAATAGGACCATACATTCTACGCATGATATCTGTTCCAAAGAATTGCATGAATTCACGAGCAGTCATTGGACCCTTGTTTGACTGGTAGCCTTCCGCTGGGTAATTTGAATTAAAATGGACGCCCGGCATATTCTTCCATAGCAAATGCTCTTGCTTTTGATTCTTTTGATCGTCAGTACCATATACGCATTCTGGTGGTATATCAAACAGTATGACACATATCTCTTTTAATGCATCGGCAAAACTGTAATTTCTTATTAAAGGCCAGATTCTGCGAGTGGCATATTCATAGAATTGTTCTGAATCCTGATATAGATCCAAAACTCCCACATCATGTACCTCCCTGCCTTTTTCATCCATAAAAGTCGTATTCACTTCTAAAGAACCATCAGGTTTTATTTCAAACCTATCAATCACGTCATGTAATTTCATTTCATGACCATGTAAAAAGTTTGAGGTAGTGGTCTTGCCGCTCTGTTTAGTTCCACATATTCCTATGATTTGTGTCATCAATAATAACCTTTCATTTGAGGTAAAATCATTTTGTGTATTTCATTAACAGTCATTTCGCCAACATCTTTTTTTGTTGGAATGATATTGACAATATTGTATCTGTTTTTTAGATTGTCTCTTATCTTGTTGAAGCATTTTCTACCAGCCTCATCGTTATCGGTAATAACTATAATGTTGAATGCGCCGCTTTTTTGTATTAGATATTCTTGTGATTCAGATAGATCGGCTCCAAAAATACCAACCGTATGATATAATCCAGCATCCCACAATCTCATAACATCAGCCTGCCCCTCACATAATATAATAGAACCTTTATCTTTTATATGCTCTTTTGCTTTATTATAGTTATACAGGTGGTTAGCTTTGTTGAACCCTTTCTGATTTTTCCATTTTTCTGTTTGATTTGTAACGGTGCGACCAACGCAACCAATCATGTATTCGTCATTATCATCATATACAGGAAACACAACTCGCCCATACATTTCTGCTCCACCAGTTGAGCATAATCCAATATCAAACAAATCTAGTGTGTCGTATGTAAATCCTAGATCTAAGTAGTATTGGGCAGGTATTTGAAGTTGTTGCCTGACTATTGATCTCGCAACACCCTTTTGAGATGCGCGTTTTTTTCTTTCAGCTTGTTTGATTAGCATTTTATTTAGATCGCTAGACTTTAGATCATCAAGCTCAATTTCTATGTTTACGCCCTGAGTGAATTTTTCTACAAACAATCGCACATCTTTAAAACTTACTGATTCGGCACGAGAAGTTAATAATGATCTTACGAAAGCAAATGGGTCTTGACCATACTTTCTATGACATTCGTGGGTATTGCAAAACCATACGCCATAAAATTCATGATCGGGATCTACGTTAATATTAAATGCTGTTGGATTATCACCATTATGTATTGGGCAGGCGCAGTGGATAATAGAGTCGGATTGAACGTAATCAATATCAAAGTAAGTCAGGAAATCCTTGATCTTCGACATAATCTTCAGATTCATTTTCTTCATATCTTTCCTGAATTTCGTCTTGATCTGGTATTCCTTGTTCATTTTCACTGTTCCTAATGCCTATACTTCTAACTGTACCTATTTCTGTCATTCTGGCGTATTCGCCCTGCATATTCAAACAAATATATCCATTATCCTGCATACCGGGACCATGTCTTGTCACAATTGTTAGTAATTTTCTATTTCCAGCCGCTATTCCGTCAGTAGATATTTCTTCTGGACCCTTTTCTTTTAAAAGAGAGAAGCTAGTGCATAACCATACAAGTCTATCTGATCCAGACACAACGTCTGTAGATTCTTTAGTGATACCATCCCTATTAGCCTGAACTAAAGCCAAGCAGGGGACATCGTATTGTACGCAAAAATTATGCAGAGAAGTGATTTGGAAGCCAAGAACTTGGAATTCAGCCATATTATTGTTGATTTCTGAGCTATTCATTAATTTTAGATAGTCATAGATAATCAAACAATCATTGAGCACTCCATCTTCATTATAACCAACATTTTTCATGATCCATCGACGCGCGATAGATAGGCTTTCCTCAAAGGGTCTACCAGATATATTGATGTAGGAGTATGGCATTTTTTTGACTTCCTCGACAGCCATAAGCACCTTTTCCGTAGATACTGGATCATCAGAGAACCTACCAGATCCTACATCGTTTACATTGACTCCAGCGAGATTAGCTATTAATCTATGGTAATGATCCTGAGTGCTCATTTCGGTATCAAGCATTAAAATCGGTATGCCTTGATTTTTAGATATTTCTATAGCTACATTGTCTGCAAAAACACTTTTACCAGCCTTGGTTCGAGCCGCTACAAGGTCAACACATTTACGACGCAATCCACCACCAATAGATGCGTCCCATGCTGGAAAACCTGTAGATAATCCAATATGATCAGACTTATTTTCTATTAAGTGCTGAATATATTCTTCTAAACCATCACCAATTAATTTTGGAGTATTTTCTTCCTCTCTCATATAAGAGAGGCATATGTCACTAATTGGTTTTTCAGCAAGAGATAGTATATTAGAAATAGATTCGTCGCCAGTAACTTCGTTTAATGCCCTGTATATATCACGTAGTTCTCCCTGTATAGTTCTGGCAAACTCTAATCTTCTTATTTTTAATGCATGATGGTATACATTATCCAGACTGATAGGCGTATTGATAACTGCATTAATGTGTTCAAGAACAGATTTTTTTGATACATAATCACTCAGGTTTAGACTTTGTGCTGATGATAATATTTCCGATATACCAATAGTATCTGATTTTTTAATAGCATCGCAAATACATTTATATAATACTTTGTTTTCGTCGACTGTGAATGTGGACTCGTTAATATTTCCTTCTAATTCAATAAATGCGTCAACACCGTGGTTAAATACTCCCGCCAGTACCGCTCTTTCTGAAGCCACATTGCATAGTTCTGTCATCTATTGCCCTTACCTTTAGCTAATTTTAAAGTGCAGTTATCGCATCGATACACATGCCGAGAAGACATTAGCGAATTGTTGATTCTATCAACCTTGTTGCAGGTATCACATTTAGCGTCTACCATATTCACTGGAGGTCGTTTTTCTTTATGAACGACGACTTTATCATTTATCAAATCATATCCAGGCTGGTTTTTTTCTAGTTCTTCAACGTCGTCTAAAACAGTATTTATGTCAAAATTATTATGACTAGCTCGAACCGGTTGTTTTTTAGATGGTCTATTTACGGAGAAGTCCTCATTAACCTGTGAGGTTACTTTTTTTTTACAGTTGGTGTTTTTTTCTTAGCTGGCGTTTTGCGAGTATTAGATTTTGGTTGTTGTTCTAATTTTTCTAGTCGTGCTAATATAGCCTGTAGATCTGGCGAGACTTCCTCGTTTGGCAGCTCTGGAGAGTCATCACCAGTAAGAAGTTCGTATGCGTAGGCAATATAACTCCAGTCATTGTTTGTAATACCATCAAACATATGACGTATCACATCATTGATATTTACTTGAAGGTCTGTAATAACAGCATTTACACTCATTCGTATCTCCTATGTTTTCCTAAACTTTCAAATAATGAAACACGTTTTTTAACATCATGATAACTATCCTCAATCATAGTTACTGATGACTCCAATTGTATAATCCACTTTTGTACTAAAAGCATGTATGAATTATCTTTAATAATAGCTTTACGTTTAACTTCCCATGGGAATGACTTATCGTATTGACTCCAATGTTTACTTAGTTGATATTCCATAATCTCTTTACACCAATTCAACTGAGATTTTAATACGCTCATTCGTCGTTGAAGATACGTGCTGTAATTCATCAACATAATGGCTTTTGCAAAGCATTCGTCGGCAGTTAAAGAAAGTAAGTCCTCATATTCCATCTCAAGAATATCATTATACTCATCTTTGTATACACACCCAGGTATATGATTTGTGTCACAAAATGAATCAATCCATGCTGTAAACTCATCTAGTCCATTGGGCGTAACGTCTTTAGTTTTTTTCTCCATTCGTCTTCCGTTTCGTGATAATTTAATGCAACCAGATCGATGTTGTTTATCTTACACCATTCTATTTTATATAAATCTCGTTGCTTAGCTAAAGCGAAATTCATTTTTCCACCCTGATGAATTGCTCCATGAAAATATGGAGTGTATTTGAAATGTTGTTCTCCATGAGCTTCAACCACTAGCATTAAATCAGGAATTAAAAAATCTGCAATAAGTGGTGATGTCTTTGTTCCCCTTCGAGATCCAGGTAGTGTTACTTCTTCGTATAAGGAAATATTGGGAAATGTATCACGTAGTATTTTTTTTACAGATTTATGAAGTAATGATTTGCCTCTTTTGTATCTGTTTTTAGAAAAGCTGATCTTATATGGTTTGTTATCAAATCCAATAACTCTCATTGTTCTAGCATTTCTTTTACTAAAGAATACACATAATTAAAGTCTTCCTCATTTTCTTCTAGGTGCTCATAAGCCTTGTGTATACCTTGAACACTTAATGGATCGGAGTTCTTTTGGGGTATTTTAAACCATGCTCCGCTTTTATCTACTATTCCAAAAGCAATTGCCAACTCAAGGATTTCCTGAGTCTTATCTAGACCTTTGTTGTACTTAAAGTAACTAATACATTCTGTACCAGAGGCGCCTAATGAAGAACATCCGATCTTCCAATGGATCTTTTGTCCAATTT